AATATTTTTTCACCTCTGGCTGCTAACACTTTATCTGCAAAAGTAGCAACCATAAGAATTTTTTCACTAGAGTTAGATGTTTGAGGTACTTGTTGATTTACGTATTTACGAAAACCGTTTATTCTTCTGTAACCACCCTCAATGTCAGGCTCAAAGTTTTCTAACTCTAACGCTTCACCTGGTTGCATTAAGAACGTAGAACGATTTAAAACTAAACCACCCTCACAATTAAATGCTGCAGGTTGTGCTTGGGATAGATCTGGCATTAGGAAACTACTCCACCTGCAAAGTTAGCAGAACCTCTAGGGGCAATAATAACTGTGGATCTTACATACTCATATTTGTTGATAAGCAGACTTTGCATATTTTTAATACCTTGCTCAAACCTAGCAAAGTTTAATTGATACTGTTGCGTTTCACCCCGATACTGATAAACAAAAGCAGATGCACCATCTATAATTACAGGTGCAAATCTATCTGGAATACTTGTGGTGTCTCCATGTGCTGATAGGTCAGATGGAAATGTAAAGTAATCAAAAATAAGTGTGTATTGTTTATCTGGATAAGGATATAGTAAATAGTTATTGTCGGGGGTTCTAACTATATTTCTAGGAACACCACCACCATCAAACTGGGTCACTGTAGTGCCGTTTGATATCGCTGCTGCTGTTGTACTATTTGCACCTCTAGTGCAGCCTGTAAAATCGTTACCTGATATACCTGTATATGTTATTTGTTCTCCACCTATGTACAGAGTTCCTGTTGAACTAAAGTCTGTTGTAGATGCAACAGTTATTGTTGTTACGGCTGCAGATAACCCATCTGTTGCATTGATAGTTGTTGTTGCAACATCATCCTCTTCATTAGGATAACCTTTTTCTATGTATTCGTTGTAGTTAAGAAGTGTTAAATTATTCCCTGCAGCATTAACATCATCATCTTTTTTAATTCTAGCAGTAGCGTAGTCTATTGATTTAGTATCTGTTGGTGCAGTATACCTACACACACCTGGAGTCAAAGTAGATGTATTCTGTGCATGATTAAAAGAGTATCCAAACTCTCTTTGATTTATATATCTGATGGCTTGATTCACAGCATTTTGACATTGTACTTGAACTCCCCTAGCACTAGTAAAATTAGTGGAGGTAAGTGTTACCTCATTCATTCTTGTAATAACATCATTCGTTAATGATAGAAATGTTAAAGCCATATTTTTTCCTTAGATAAGCTAAAGGGGCCAACCGAAGTCAGCCCCTAAAGTGTTATGCTAGTAGATCACGATCTACTTCGGTAGCTGCCACACGTCCTCGCTTCCCTGTGTCGATGCAACATGCAAAAACACGTAGGATGCCAGATGTAACGTCTGCAGATGAAGCAATCAACTTAACGTCAATTGTATCTGTAGTTGTTACGTGTGCCGTAAACGTATCTGCAGAAGCAGTGTTTACAACCATAGTTTGACCGTTTGTTCCTCCTGCTAGGAAACCTGCAGATGAAACGTCACCACCATCAACGATGTCATCACCTGCTGCGAAATCAATATCTACAGTTGGTGATGTTCCGTTGAAAGCAGTTTCAACTTCAGCACCTGCAAACAATACTAGTGTGTTGGCAGGAATTTCTAGAAGCTGAAAGATATCCCCATTCGTACAGGAATATCCGTCTTCTACCATTTTAGCAATGTCAAGACGTGCTTCACGCATGTACATGCTCATTGCTTGGTGGCGTGAGGTAGCTGCTGCAATGCTGTCTGAATCGACACCAACAGTAGCTTTTGAGGTCATGTCAAAAGTAGCCATATCTTAATCCTCCCTTACGCTGCGTTGTATTTAGCAGTAGCGATTGCTTCTGGACGAAGAATCTTTCTGCCGTATAGATGCATACCACGAACAATGTCAGCAAAGCTGTCAGGGTCACGATATGTTTCTGTTTTGTTGATCTGCTCTGCAGTTGCTACAGCAGAATCATGACCTGCAACAATCACACCAAAGTTTGAGTTTTGGTTTGCTGTTCCTGATGTACCTGGACCAGTACCTACAGCAGGTAGGTTTGATGACACGTACAAACGGAAGCCATGAAAGTTGTTGATTACAAGACCGTTACGTAGTCCACCAGAATCACCGTAGTCTCCATTCATGAAGCGTGAATCTTCATCGGAAAGTATTTCCATGAACACAGGGTCAATTACAAGCCATCTGCCTTGCGAATCAACTTGTTGCTGATCAAGCAATCGTTTCATTCTTGCAACAACCATTGCAGGTGAAACTGTAGCTGTTGGTAGAGAAGTAGCACCTGGCATACGTGCAGTTACTGGGATTGAGTGATCCCCTGCAGATGACGTTGTGATGTTACCAAATGAACTCTTAATCAACTTCATGCTTGAAAGTAGTTCGTCTGAACCTGCAGTAGTTACAGCCTTTGTACCGTTTACTTGGTCATTAGCTGTGTCTGCTGTTGCATGTAGAGCAGATTGCTTGAAACCTGACATATAACCAAGAACTTCTTGGTCATACTGATCAGCTAGTCTGTAAGCTGCACGATCTGTAGCAAGTTGCATGAAGTTCACATGTGAGTGAGCTTCTTCAATATCGTCCATCTTAAAAGCAAAGTAGTTGCTTTTGTCTACGACTAACTGAAAATCTTCATCGTCAAGGTCTTGTGCTGTAACTGTTGTGCCACGAGCATAAGCTTGAACTGAGATTTCAGGCTCTTTGATTATGCGAACAGTATCACCTTGTGCGCTAATCTCTCCGAAATAATCGGAGTTAGTTATGTCTCCTACAGTAGCAGCTTTACGGAACGCAAGCTGTACCTTCTTGGAGTAGATTATAGGACTAAAATTACCGTTAGGTAAATTCCCATAACCCGATGCGGTTTGAAAAGCCATTGTTAAATCCTCCATGATATTTGGCTTTGGGAATAAAGCTTAAACACCTGAAAGAGGCTGTACGTTTTCTAGGGTGCAGAAAGTATTAGGTTGCGCTACCGAATACCACTGGGCCTATACTTGTCCAGGTAGTTCTTTGTAGTTTAGACTTTTGGGTTGAAAGTATCTTTGAAGGTGGTCCTTACGGAGGCTTCAAGTCAGATACGAGTAGTTATATAGATGACTTTTAATATGTCAACTAATTATCATGCAGAACGAGACATGTCATAAACAAACTTGCCAGTACGCATAGCTTCGTTTATTTTGTCCTGCATTTCCTCAAACTCCTTATTAGACATTCTGGCTACATCAGACTCTTTTATTTGTCCTTGTGAACCTTCTGCGTCTATAGAAGTACGAGTTCCTTTTGCAACAGTAGATGCTGCAGCTTTCTTAGATTGTTTCTTAGCTGCTACGGTCATACCGTTGTCAATCTTGTATAGATCTATTACACGAACAACTGAGGCAGGATCATCCATGTTTTCATAGAGTGCATCTTTGACCCATTTAGGTTGGTTGTCTGCCCAGTCGTGAAACTGATCTGATTCTCTTAACTCGTCAAAGTCTTCATGAGACTTACGAATAGCGTTTTCTGCTTTTACTCTTTCTGCTTCAAAGTGAGCTTCGTCTAACTCTTGTAGACGTGACTCAGCTTTGTTAAACATCTCTTGAGCTTTTTTAGCTGCTATGGTTTCGACAATACCTGCAACGTCTGGATACTCACTTGCCCACTTCTCTATGTCTTCATCAGACTTAGGTGGGACGATACCTTCACGTTTACTTCTGGCTTCTAGAGCTTCAAGTTTTTCATTCCACTCTTTCTCTTTGTCTTGCATATGTCTACGCAAGTCACCGTAACGTTTCTTAAAAGATTTCTCTTCAGCACTCAGGCTACTATCGTCTTCCTGTGCTTCGGTTTCCTCTTTGGTTTCTTCTTGTTTGGAATCGTCTGTTGCTTGTACTTCGGTGTTCTCAGTATCTTCGCCACTGGATTCACTCTCAGTAACTTCTTCACCACGAGCCTCTGCTTCTAGTCGGGCAATCTCTGCCTCTTCTTCTTCCATACGCTTTTGTTTTCTAGAGTGGTTATATCCACGATCTACAAAACCTGCAGTCTTTGGTTTTTCCATTTCAGTTAGTTCAGGCATTTAAAGTTCTCCTTTATGTTGGGGCCAGGAACCATTCCTGGGTAGCCTTATAGTTATTGTTTACTTGTTGCCTTTTTTCATTAATCCACCTTTATCAAAAGCTCCTGATTTTTTTCTGGAATCTACAGCTTTTGCTCCCTTTCCTTTTACAGACTTACTAATAGATTTAGCTTTTTTAACCGCTGTATCTCTTCTCTTCTTCATCAAAGCTCCACGTTGTCTTTGCTTATCCCTACGGTCTTTTCTACGCTTTCTTGCAGCAGCTTGTGCTTCTTGGGGAGATGATGCAGGTTCTGGTTTAGTTGGAGTGCTTACAATACGCTCTCCTGCTATTCCAGTTGGACCTTTTGATGTTGTAGTTACTGGATCTGCATCACCACCAGTAGCA